AATGGCGATAAGATTGGCGAAACTTTCCATCGTCACGTTTTAATGCCTGACGCTGATCTGTCAGCCGAGGATGCTGACGTACAAGCTATTGCTGGCACTGTATTTACTGACGCAGCCAAGGCTGCTTACGCGGCAGCACAAGCGGAGTAAGGTGAATGGACAACGAAGCACATACCGACATTGCTTTAGCAGTAGGTGCAATCACTAGCCCAGTTTGGTTACACGCTCTGAACGAGTGGGTAACGCTGGTTGCTGGTCTTATTGGTATTGTGCTTCTTGTTATCCGCATCCGCAAGGCTCTGCGGAAAAATGTTTAAGGCAATTGTATTAGCCTGTGCAATAGCAACCCCAACTGAATGTATTGAGTTCCACGATGTTCGCGGCCCTTATCCAACGATGAAGGCTTGCGAGGAACGTGCTATGGAAATGGGTCGTGACATCGGGGAGATGGCTTACGGCCTTATGCCTATTAGCTGGAAGTGTAAGCCACTGCGGAAAGGGATGTTGTCATAGACCCGATTACTATAGGTGCGGCTGTCAGCGGGGCTACAGCAGCGTTTAACACTATAAAGCAGATGATTAGTGCTGGTCGTGACCTCGAGTCTTGCATCAATGATGTGTCTCGATGGATGAAGGCTGCGTCTGACATTGACCAAGCTGAGAAGCAAGCTAAGAATCCTCCATTATTTAAGAAGTTGCAAGGCGCAGACACTGTGCAGCAACAGGCATTGCAAGTCTATGCTGCTAAAAAAAAGTTAGAAGCGCAGCGTGCCGAGCTTAAACAATATTTGCAAATGACTTATGGCCCACAGTCTTGGGCAGATCTTATTCATCTTGAAGGACGCATCCGTAAAGAGCGTCAAGAAATGATTTACAAGCAACAGGAAATGCGTCAGCAAATTGTTGAGGGAATTGCAATTACAATTCTTGTCTTGCTTTCTTTAGGTGTAATGGGCTTTATTGTTTCATTGTTAATTTCTAAGGGGAATTAAAGTGACCAATAAGGAAAAGATATTAGAGGCTGAGTCTCTTGTAAACATGCATGGCAGCGTAAGAGCAGCAGCTAGAGAGTCAGGCATACCTAGATCTACCATTATCAACAGATTAAAAAGCGGAAAAAGATCTGGTATTCTTGAGAACAATGTTGGTTACAGATTACCTCCAAAGCTAGACGATGACATACCAGTAGATGATATTGTCGATCACCTTCATCAGCGTTTTAAGAAAAGAAAGAAGTATCGTGAAGCCAAGAAGTGGAGTCCGATACATATGAATACAGACGAGCCAATTGGTTTGCTTTGGCTTGGTGATCCGCACATCGATGACAATCATTGTGACTGGGATGCATTGAGAGAACACTTAGATATTATTAATAACTATGATGGTGTCTATGGCTGCTCATTAGGGGATCAACAGAACAACTGGGTTGGTAGGCTTGGTCGTTTGTATGGTGAGCAGGATACATCACACAAGACAGCATGGAAGCTAGTCGAGTGGTTGATTCAAGAGATGAATCCAATGATTCTTATTGGTGGCAATCACGACATGTGGTCTGGTGCTGGCGATCCATTGAAGTGGATTGCAGAAGAGCATACAGTCTTTGAGAACTGGGAAGCTAGGATTGCTTTGAAGTTTCCAAACAAGCGTGAGTGCAAGATCTTTGTCGCGCATGACATGGCTGGGCATAGCCAGTGGAATCCATTACACGCACAGACAAAGACCGCAAAGTTTAGATCACATGCACACTTGTATATCAGTGGTCATAAACACAACTGGGCATTGGGACAGATCGAACTTGTAGAAGAAGAGCGCACTGCTTGGTTAGCTAGGGCGCGAGGTTACAAGTATCACGACACTTATGCTTTTGTTAAAGGCTTTGAGCAACAGAAGTTTGGTCAAGCAATTATGCAAGTGATCGATCCAACTAATCCTTCGGAGGTTTCATGGGTACAATGTTTTGCTGATCCGCAGGAAGGTGCTGAGTATCTTCAATATCGTAGATCGCTTCGCAAGTAACAGCAGCGTACCCAGCAATGTCAACCCAAGAGTCAACATGAGTAGGATCAGAATGTAAACGAGCTAACTTATTTAAGATATGTAATGCACCCACATCAAATGGAGTCATAGGTATAGCTAGATGAGCCTCATAAAGAGCAGCAGTTATAGTAAAATTGTCAGAAGGTTTTCCATAATTTTCACCGCGTTCTTTTACTGCGTCTTTGGCTTTAGCTAATATATCATTTCTAATTAGTTCGCTCATTTTTTTCACCGAGGTTTGATATGATTGATAGGATAGAGAATCGAATATTAAAGCTTAAATTATTGCCAAGAGCAATGATGATTATGATGTCATTGATGAGTTGGCGTGTAGTTGAATGGTTCATGGCATTGCCTGATCCTAGTCCAGCACAAGCTGGGCTTGTATCTGTAGTTACTGGAGCAATGACCGGAGCCTTTGCAGTGTGGATGAATCACGAAGGAAAGCATCATGTGGCAAGCACTAATCAATCCAATCGCTAGTTTAGCTGGCTCTTGGATGGAGTCAAAGGTAGAGCAGACTAAAGCTAAAGGTAAAGTTGCACAAGCCAAAGCCGATGCCGAAGCAGAGGTAATGAAGGTTGCCGCTACGCACGAGGCTGGCTGGGAAAAGATCATGGCTCAAGCCAGCGACAATAGCTGGAAGGATGAGGCATGGACTGTGTTGTTTATTGTTATCATTGCTATGTGCTTTATCCCATTTACCCAGCCATATGTTGAGCGTGGCTTTGCTGCCTTGTCTGCTACACCTGACTGGTTTCAGTGGGCAGTGTATGCATCTATTGGCGCATCGTTTGGTTTGCGTGGCTTGAAGGGGTTTAAGAAATGAATCTGTCAAGGAACTTTACTCTTGATGAGATGGTTAAGAGTCAGACTGCAGAGCGTAGAGACATACCGAATCTGCCAGATGAGGGGCAGATTAAGAATATGATAGAGTTGTGTGAGAATATTCTGCAGCCTATTCGTGATGAGTTCGGCCCATTCATAGTGTCTTCTGGCTTTAGAAGTGCGGAGTTGTGTGTGGCTATTGGCAGTAGTATTAACAGTCAACATGCCAAGGGAGAGGCAGCAGACTTTGAAGTGGCTGGTATCGACAACGCTGACTTGGCTGTGTGGATTAGAGATAGCTTGCCATTCGATCAGCTAATCCTTGAGTGTTACACTGGTGGCAACACTGGATGGATTCATTGCAGCTACTGTAGCTATCGACACAATCGTGGCGAGTTGCTTACGTTTGATCGTGTGAATGGGTATCGTAAGGGATTGATTCTTTAACGTCAGTAACTGTTAAGCTGCAGACAAGGCACTCTCTTTTCTTTCGCTTCAGTGTATCTTCAATTGTTACCAGTAAACTTTTGCAGCTTGGGCATCTTCCTTTAGATAGAAGAACTTCCCAGCTACCATCTCCTGTTTCAAACATATTGTCCTCCATGTAAAAGAGGCAGACCTGTAGAGTAGATCTGCCTCAGTATGATGAGTAAGAAGAACCACCAACCTCATCACTTATTAGAACGGTACATCATCTCCATCTAGGATCTTGACCAGCGGATCTTCTTTCGGCTGCGCTGCACCATTTGTTTTCTCCGATAGTTCAAAGGACATATAGGCAGATCCATCCTTTGTTCTACGCCATGCGGCTATGCGTAAGTTGTCTTGGTAAGGGCCAGTGTAGTCTGGCTTGTTCTGGTTGTCGCCCTTATCGTTCTCGAATAATGCACCAACCTTTTGGTATAGGTCAATACGCGGCGTACCATCTTTTGATGTGGTCTTGACAAGAACCAGATCTTCATTGTTGCCATTGTTATCTACCTTGCCTTGTAGAATCATAGCCATTTCTGGGAAGGGTTTAAAGGCCGCGCCCTTATTAGTATTGTCGTAATCGCTCATAGAAGCCTCCTGAGTGGGGTTAAATTATTCTGGTAGTTGGGTAGCTATGAGGGGCTTACCACCCCTCACCGCCTTTTTTAGAGCTATCTGCGGCATACTTGTTACCGTCCATCTCTCCAAGGAATACATCTGCGTTGAATCCTAGGTGTGACAGAGCCTTGGTAAGACCGTCAGTGATTGCCATCTTGGGTGCATCTTCTGCCATGCGACCCTTGGCTGCATCGAAAAACTTGCGGCAACCTGAGAAGGGGCCGAAGCAATACTCATCAGAGCCAATCCAGATGGTAACATCGGCAATGACTGCGGTGTCTCCATTGGATACATCGATGAAGCGTGTGTTGTTCTTCCATCCCCATCCTTGACCGACTGGGCCGAACTGTTCTGTGGCGCAGCGTACCTGATACTGAGGATCGATAGCGGTGAATGAACGTGATCCGAATGATACCTTCTTGAGATACTTTGGATCTGATTTGGATACTGTATTCCATAGCTTTAGATTGTCAGACATTCTGGTTCTCCTTTACTGTGACGCGAAGTGAGCCGCGCTTGTCGCGCTTGATAGAGAGAAGGTCACAGTATACTTCCCTTTCATCATCGCCTACCATTGCCTTGAGATCAGACTTGGCAGACTCGAATAGTTTTGCATTGGTTTCATGCTGTATGTAGTCATGGCAGCGTGAGATAAACTCGTTGTCAGATGATGCATCCCTGCGTACCAGACCATCGACCTTGATCTTGTCGATGCTTACTGGCTCCGCAAGGTTGTCACCGAAAGGGCGGGTGTTATCCTGTACGCATTGCCAAAACTCTTTGACCATGACTTGCATCTTCTTGATGTAGTCCCAATCCTTCTGGACATAGACACATTCCCATCTGCGATTGCCAAAGATTACAGATAGATAGCAGCCATCATGCACTGATACCCATAGATAAAATTGTATCTGAGGCATGTACATCTTGAGGCAACCCTCCATTGTGTTGCGCTCATAGGTATGCTTGCACTCTACAACGGCTGTGCCATCGTTGGTTACACCATCAACAGTAGCCTTGAGTGGTACGCTTTCGTACTGCATACGATATTCTTGCTGATGATTACCTGTGATTGTATTGAAGTTCTTCTCAAACCATTTGATGTTGAAGTCTTCAGTGTGTGTGCCTAGCTGCACAGCTAGATTGTCAGATAGATCTTCTGATTCGACAAGCCCAAGCTTCTCTTCCCATAGGTCTACCCATTGACCATCCATAATGCGGCGCATATCCGAGCCGCCGATAAATCCCTTGCGTTCCATTTGGTTCTCCTTTGTTTCTTTATACTGCAACTACGCAGTATGGTCAAGGGTTAATAGTTGTTTTTCAAATGCTTCTAGTAATTTGTACCTAGTCTTGAGTTTGTATTCGATGTGCTTATGAAACTCTGCATAGGCAGGCCAGAAGGTTGTTGCCTTCCCAACATTATCAATCGCTCTGATAACTATGTCGGCAGGGAATGAGACAAG